AACAGATGCGGCAGCATTCTATTGCCCATACGTTCCGCTAATGTCAAGTGGCACAGTGCTTGATCCATCAACTTTCGAGCCAGTCGTATCATTCATGACTCGCTACGGATATGTCGAGCTATCAAACACAGCAAGTTCACTAGGTAACGCCGGCGATTACGTTGGCGAGGTAGCAATGAGCAACATCTCATTCTCATAAGCCTAACGCATACTATTATAGAAACAGCACCTTCGGGTGCTGTTTTTTTGGTAAATACACTACTAGCGCAAAGTTAGTTTATGGGGACACCACCCCGTACCTAGGAGAACTAGGATTGGACTTCTTGAAGGAGAAAACAAATGGGTAGACCACTCAGAACAAGAGAAACAGTTGTAGCTAATCCAAACGGATCATCTACAAATATTGAAAAAGAAGGCGTTATCGGACTTAGTTCAAAGTCAGGCGAACAGATTACAATGCAAGCATTTGTAACTGGTGGCAGTGCTAACGTCACAACAACTATTATCCAAAAAGGCACACATCGTTTCCGTTGCACAACATCAGACGGCACAGAAACTTGTACACTAACTGCAGTAGCAAGTGGCTCACTAGCAGCAGGTCAGTGCCAGCTAACAGCAACAGACAGTGCAGCAGGTACATACTTCGTAAGTCGTATCGGTCCTAACTGGATTGAAATTGGTGCTCTAGGCACAGGTACACAGGTTGCAGTAGGCGATCGTGTACAGTGGGTTGATGATCAAACATCAGCAGTTGCTATCAACACAGGCACATATGCTATTGGCGATGTAAATCAGCCAGGCAGATTCCAAGTTGTAACAGCATAATTTTTGCAGTTGACTAATAGAGAGGTTACAGTTATAATAAGACTGTAACCTTTTTTATTGACATGATTGAATTTGCATTTATATTGGGTAATGGTGTAACACGTTTAGAAGTGGTTCCAGAAGAATTACTCGAGCGTGGAAAAGTCTATGGCTGTAATAGAATATATCAAGAGTTTGAGCCTACTGTACTAGTAAGCACAGACGCTGGCATGGCAGAAGAAATACAACTCTGTGGATACAGTAAAAGACGCCAGCACTATACACGCAAACAGTATGTAATTGAACATAGCGGTGCTAGAACATTGCCCGACTTTGTGCATGATTTTAGTAGTGGCCCTGCTGCATGTGGACTTGCTTGTTTAAGTGATGCAGAGTATATATTTCTCATAGGATTTGATCTCAAAGGTCAGCATAACTTTATCAATAACATATATGCTGGAACAGAACATTATAAAAGCAAAGACAGTGCACCTACCCCATGGCACAGTTGGGAGACACAGATAAGTTCACTGTTAGCACAGTTTCCCGGTAAACAAATTGTGCATGTTAACCCATTGCATGAGTTTACCAGTGATCGTTGGCTGAAACATACAAACTTCAGAACCATGTATTTGCCTGAGTTTGCGCAAGTGATAAATAATCTATAAGCAGGAATTTAAACAATGAGTCAAACTAAAAAAATCGGTGGAGCCTATACTATCGCAGCCAGCGGTGGAACTACCATTGACAGTGAATTAACTGTTACTGGTAACTTAACCATCACCGGCACAACTACTACAGTTTCAACAACTAACACTACTATTGAAGATATCATTGTAACATACAACAGTGGTGAAGCAGGTGCTGGTGTTGCAGGCGGCAGTGGCAAATCGGGTATTGAAATTGATCGTGGCAGTTTAGCAAATGCACTATTGGTGTTTGATGAAGCAGATGATAAATTTAAAATAAGTACCGACGCTGGTGCCAGTTTTAACAACATTATGGTAACTAGTAGCACAGGACTAACAGTGGTTGTAGATGATACCAGTCCACAACTTGGTGGAGATTTAGAAACCAACGGTTATAACATTGTAAGCGCAGTAAGCAACGAAGATATCCAGTTAATACCAAGTGGAACTGGCAAAGTAACAATTGCAAGTGCGCTTAAATTAAATGATCAGTCAATTACTCCTAGCAGTGTAACAGGCGCAACATTGCTGTATGCAGATACAGCAGCAGGTGGCGGCACAGGTGTGTACTTTGTAGATGGCAGTACCAGTGACGAACTTGTAAGTAAATCAAAAGCCATCGTGTATGGATTAATTTTTTAAAGGAAGTAACAAATGGCTATTACCCAAGCAGGTGCAGTAGGCACAGGCGCAACAACAGTATACACAAGTAGCGGCACAACTGCTATTACTTGTATGTTCTTTATGAATGACAATGTTGCAGCAAGAACACTTTCAGTTCATGTTGTGCAAAATGGCGGAAGTCTAGCAAATACAAATCAAATTGTTAAAAATATTACCATTGATCCTGCGGATACATATGTTATTAACTTAGAAAAACTAGTTCTCAGCAACGGCGATACTATTCAGTGTACAGCAAGTGTAGGATCTAGTATCTACGCAACAGTTAGTTCGGTAACAATCTAATGGCTGGCTTTGTAAAAACAAGAGGCAGAGCTGATGGCGGAGATGTTATCAAAGGCGCAGACACTGCCGCAGTTGAAATACCTTCAGGCGGTACTGCTGAAAGACCTACTGCATCAAAAGCAGGCGACTTGCGCTTTAACACAGACACAAACAAAATGGAATACTTTGACGGCAGTGCTTTTGTGCAGTTCAGTAAAGAAGGCGCTGTGCCGGTTACACAGGATTCCTTTACTGGTGATGGTGTAACAACAGCATTTACAATGAGTACAAGTGTTACTAGTAACCAAACACAACGCATTGTTGTTGCTGTAGGTAATGTATATCAAAATCCAGCAAGTGCTTATACACTAAGCGGAACAACCATAACGTTCACGAGTCCTCCGGGAAATAGCGAAACTATAACTGTCATACACGGTTATGACAGCACCACACACTAAGTATAAATATACTTAACAAACCCTGTCACCTCGGATGTTAGTAGGTGATCGCAGGATAGCGGAGTGTGAGTATGGCTATAAGTCGTATTGGGGGCAGAGCCCTCAAAGCAAATCTAGAACGTGATAGTAATCTCACATTTAACACTGATACTCTTGCGATAGATTATTCCAATGGTCGTATTGGCATTGGAACAGCAAGTCCTTCAAGCAAATTAAATGTCATAGGCGATACTGCTATTACTAGCGGTACGCTTACTCTAGATCAAATTACTATCGCAGGTAATAAGATTGAAAGCACAGTTAGTAATGCCAATTTAACATTAGATGCAAATGGCACTGGTGTTGTTGAAGTTATTGCAAATACTACTATTGATGGCAGTATTACACTACAAAGTGGTGTAGCAGCAAATAAGATTTTAGACGAAGATGATCTAAACAGTGATGATGCAACCGCACTTGCTACACAACAAAGTATCAAAGCATATGTGGATGCACAAGTAGCGGGTGGTGGTGTAAGCAATGGTATGCAGATCACATTGGGTACACCCACTGACAGTAGTCTAACAACAGACGCTATGTATAAAGGTTTCACAACCTCAACAAAAGTTACTGACAGTATTGATGATCTAAATGAAGCATTACAAAATGTTCTCAACAATACTGCAGTTAGCAATGTAGATTTTACTGCTAATACCACAGCAGGTGGTGCAGGAACAGCAGTTACACTAACGATAACCGCAGATGGAAATCCAAATAGATATGACATTACCTGGGGAGATGGCGATACTACTACAGGCACAAGTGATAGCACTCCGACACACACATATAGCACCAACGTCGGCTCGCCGTTTACAGTAACAGTTAGAGCATATAACAACAGTGGCAGTGGTAGCGGCAGTGAAGAAAGTAAAACAAGAATAAGTTATATCACAATCTATACAGCAACACCTGTTGTGAGTTTTGATTTGTATAGAGCAAGTTCGGGAGGTAGTGCGCTAACGGGCAACGATTTATATGTGATCGAAGGCAACAGTTTGTATATGGATAACAACACTACAAACATTGGTGCTGCTACAGTTGATTACACAATGGATTGGGGAGATGGCTCTAGCGATGATAGTATTGCCAGTGACAGTGATGCAGGCGGTACAGCAGGTGCAAGACTTCAGCACACTTGGTCAGATGGCACAAACAGTAGTACAGGTAGAGACACACTTACACTTACACTAAACAGTCATAGTACAGCGTTGCCGGCAGACATACCTGCAACAGGCACCGTAACACTTAAAGTATATGATGATGCGCCTAGTGCGCCTAACGGATTAAGTAGCAAAACACTGCCAGCAGTGAGCAGCACAGGCACAAGTCCAAAACTAGCAAGTGGATTTACAGACAACACAGGCGGTGCTACTATTGCGGCAGGTGATACAGTAAATCGTGTTACCAGTGGTACAGCAGAAGCAGGACCTATTACAACATTTGCATACAATGCAGACAGTGGTACACTTACCGCTAATGTAAATGGCAGTGGTGATGGCAATAGAGTGTTAACAAGCGGTGATGACAGCGGAACATACACTAGTCTTGTTATAACAGATGAAAGTGACTACAACTTGTTAAATGCAAGTGGATCAAGTACAACTTTTGCCGCAAGTATATACTACCCTGGATTATACAGTGGCTTTAAAGCAAAAGTAAGCAAAGCAGTTAGTGGATTAAGCGTTGGCGCAAACAGTTATCAACTCAGTCATAGTGCTACAGGCAGCACGAACACAGTAGAATTTGTAAAAGATGATTTAACAGCAACGCCAACAGTAAATGTTGGTAGTGCAACAGTTACAGAAAATGTTGCCGGAACTTATAGATATGTTTCGGGCATTCCTTATTACAACAGTGGCTCGCCGAGTCTAACATTAGCAAGTGTTACTATCGATGATCTTGTAGGACAGTGTTATACTAACCAAAACAATATTGTTGAAGTGGATGATGGCACAAATCAAGAAGGCACATCAAGTGATGCTATCACCAATAGTGATTACACATACACAAATATTGACGGTGCTGTGACGATGTTGTCGGGCGGTATCCCTACTGTGAACATTGGTACTAGCAGTGCCTATGCTATTGGTAACTTAACTGTACCAATCACAAGTTCTAGTGTGCGCACAGTTAGTAGAGTAAAAGTTCGTGCTAGAAACGTAAATGGCATAGGTAGTTATAGCAGCGACATTGCTACCAATATTGCTGTACATAAGTCAGCACAAAGTGGCATTAGTGAGATTGCTATTGCAGTAGCAGATGCACTTGGTGCTACATATGATGACGATGGCGTGCGTGTTTTTGATTTTAGTGCAGACACTACAGATACGCCAAGTTATACAAGTGCAACAAACTTTTATACAAACAGTTTATACAGTGAAAGTGCAGATCCAGGTGTTAGTGGCACACAAGAAGCAACCATTAGACTAGGTGTACTTAAACACGATGTAACAGATTACAGTAGTGGTTATTTGCCAGCTGGACCTGATAGAAGTGGTGACACAGGCACACAGTATTTTACTTTTGCTTTCCGTAGAACTAATGTAGCAAACTTTGATATCAATATTACTTCGAGCGGTATTGCTGGACTTTGGATTGCAGCACCGGGAACAGGTATCGATAGTTCGAGTGGACTTAACGGTTGGTTGAGAGCAGATACAGCATATGCTGGTAGTGGACAGCCTGGCAGTAATACAGGTAGCGGTGGTAATGGCAGTGACGGATGTGCGTTTACAACAGGTGACAGAATACAAGCAAGTACCAGTTTAAGTGGTGGCTATACAATGACACTGGGTACAGAAAATATGTCCAACGCACAAGACAATGTTGTACTAGTACGCATTGCTTTAACAAGTGGGCAAACAGTAACCGCTCTTAGTGTAGGAGTTGCTGCATAATGGCTATTACAGATACCCAAAAAGTTGACTACCTTTGGAAAAAACTAGGTTATGCTGCTACTAAAACAGACACAAACGCTAACAAAAAAGCACCTAACGAAGCAATAGCAAGTCCTCTGCAACTTCGTGCTGACAAAGTAATGACGCAAGCAAGCAGTATTCCTGGTACACAACCCGCAAGTACTACAGGTGTTGTTACTGTATATCCCACAAGTAATCCTATTGAATGTACAGCAGATGGTACAGCAACAGCAAATAGAACTTGGAAAACAGGACAAACAGATTGGATTTCACCAGAGTTCGGTAGTACCTATCAAGCCAAAGTTTACATTCACACAAGCAGTGATGCAGTTAATGCGGCAGGTAGCGGAACACAAGTATTTGCCACAGGAAGTGGCAACGATGATGAATGGTTCTTTGACTATCAATCAGGTGTGCTACACTTTATTGGTGACAACTTGCCTAATGGTGTAAGTTTTTCAGGCAAGAGTGTATATATTGCAGCAAGTAGATACAGTGGAACATTTGGTGTTGGTGGTGATACAGGTGCATTTACTTTTACTGATAACAGGCTACAAACCACTGTAACCAACGAAGAGATTATTATTGAACCAGCCGGTACTGGGTATGTTGAGATTGATGCCACTAGTGGACTTATAGTACCTGTAGGAACAACAGCGCAACGGCCAACTGGTCAAACAGGTATGATCCGTTGGAATAGTACAGATGGTCAAGTTGAAGTTTATAACGGATCTAGCTGGACAGGAGTAGGCAGTGTTAGCACTGTTTCCAATGATGAATTTGATGGAGACGGAAGTACAACAGACTTTACATTAAGCAGAAGTAGTACAACTGGCGCAGCAATCGTTAGTATAAATGGTGTTGTGCAAGAATATACAAATACCTTTAGTATCAGTGGAACAACATTAACATTTAATGAAGCACCTGCCAGCGGTGATAAAATACAAGTTCGTAACTTCTTTAGTGCGCAGGATGTTAATATTAATACTAGTGTTATAAAAGACGCAGACAATGACACAAAGATTCAAGTTGAAGAAACTGCAGATGAAGATGTAATCCGTTTTGACATTGCCGGCACAGAAAAAGCAAGTATTGCAGCAAACACTACAACAGTTAAAAATGATCTTGTTGTAGAAGGTGCTATTAAGAGTGACACATTTTATTTTGTAAAACGCAGTACCAATACCAGTATTGTATACCCAGGCGGTTACGGTAGTGTGACCATTGATTACGAAGATGCCGGAGATGATTACGGTTCAACAGATGCAATGTGGTCAAGTGTAACAGATAGATTTACTCCCACAGTTGCTGGCTTGTGGTATTTCCGTGTCAGTGTAGATGCTTACAGTGGTGCAACACAAGAAGGCGGCCTCTACATTGAGAAGAATGGTACCTCGGTTGCAGCAAATGGTCACATCGGAGCCATTAGACCACAAGTGGTTACCCATCTTTACATGAACGGAACAACTGATTATGTACAGTTTAAATCATATACTCAAAGCGCAACAACTCGTGGACAAAGTGCTGCAAACAGTTTCTTTGAAGCATTACTCGTAAAACAAGCAGAATAGAATAAACAATACTAAATAAAAGTGCAAGCCATTAAGGGTTTGTTCTCCGGTACCGTGAGAGATCGCGGCGTAGTTTAGGCATTACTACGTTATCAAAAAGCCCACTCTTTTTCGCAATGAAAAAAGTTCGTCATAAGTTAATAAACCACTCTTTAAACGTTAATAAACACAAGAACTTTTGACGTTGCTTCTGTGCGACTGGTTTATATTTCTCCCTTATTCAATAAATACAATAACGTAATAAAACGCGATTGGACGGAGAAAACTAAAATGGCATTGACCAGAATTAAAACCAACCAGATTACTGACCTAGCAGTTACCACAGCAAAACTTGCTGCAAACTCTGTTACAGCAGGTAAACTGGCTAACAACCTTACCTACGGCAGTGATTTCACAGTCACAGGTAACCTTACAGTTTCAGGTACTACAACAAGTGTTAGTACAACTAATACTCGCGTTGAAGATGCAATCATTGCACTTAGCGCAGAGGCAACTGGCTCAGCCAGTGTAGACAGTGGTCTACTTATTAACCGCGGTGATGATGACAACCAAGCAATGATCTGGGACGAAAGTGCAGATCAGTTTGTATTTGCCAACGTAGGCGCCGAAGTTGGCGACACCGCAGGTAACGTAACTATTTCAAGTTATGCACCAGTTCAAATGGGTGCTCTAACAGTAACAACAATTAATGCAAGTAGCACAATCACTGGTGATGTAACTGGTGACCTAACAGGTAATGCTGACACAGCAACAGCACTTAGTAGTGCAGTTACAGTTGCACTAACAGGTGATGTAACAGGTAGTGCTACATTTACAAGTGCTGGTGACACAGCAAGCATTGCAACAACAATTGCAGCTAACTCAGTTGCACTTGGTACAGATACAACTGGTGATTATACAGCAACTATCACAGGCGGCAATGGTATTGCTAGTTCTGGTGCTACATCAGGTGAAGGTATTGCACATAGCCTAAGTGTTGATCTAACTGACACAGCAATCTTTGCAAGTGATGGCACTGCAAGTAGAGCAGTTGTACTTGATGGTAGTGGTGACTTCTCTGCTAACATGATTACTTCAGATCTAACTGGTGATGTAACTGGCAATGCTGACACAGCAACAGCTCTAGCAACTGCAAGAAATATTGCAATTGCAGGTGATGTGGTTGGTACAGCAAGTTTTGATGGTACAGGTGATATTAGTATTTCTGCAACCATTCAAGCAGATAGTGTTGCACTTGGTACAGACACAACTGGTAACTATGTTGGTACAATCACAGGTGGCAATGGTATTGCTTCTTCAGGTGCAACAACAGGTGAGGGCATTGCTCATAGCCTAAGTGTTGATCTAACAGACACAAACATCTTTGCAAGTGACGGTACTGTAAGCCGCGCTGTTGTCCTAGACGGCAGTGGTGACTTTAGTGCAGGCACAATTACAGCAGCTATTGATGGTATCATTGGTGGAAACACACCTGCAGCAGGTACATTTACAACCATTACTGCAAGTGGCACAACAACACTAAATGGTCACGTTAACATTGGTGATGCAAGTGGTGACACAATCACAGTTGCTGGTACAACAACATTTACACCTAGTGTAGATTTTGATGGTGGCTTTACAGTTGCAGCAAGTCAAACTATTGATGTTGGCGGCAACCAGATTGACAACCTAGCAGATCCTACATCAGCACAAGATGCTGCAACAAAAGCATATGTGGATTCGCAAGTTAGTGCTGGTAGTACATTTAGTATTGCTGGTGACAGTGGTACAGATACCGTTACAATTGGTAGTGATACACTAACATTCAGTGGTACTGCTAACGAAGTTACAACAGCAGTTACAAACAACACACTAACAATTGGTCTACCAAGTGATGTTACAGTTAGTAATGACCTAACAGTTGCAGGTAACTTGACAGTTCAGGGCACAACAACTACACTATCAACAACAAACTCAGTAGTTAGTGATTCACTTATTGAACTTAACTCAGGTGCTGGCTCAAACGCTAACGACTTGGGCTTGATTTTCGAGCGTGGTTCAACTGGCGACAATGCTGTGTTTGCTTGGGATGAGAGTGCAGACAAGTTTACACTTGGTACAACAACAGCAACAGGTGCAAGCACAGGTGATCTAACAATCACTAGTGGCACACTTGTAGCAGCTCTAGAAGGTAATGCTAGTACAGCAACCGCACTTGAGACAGCAAGAAATATTGCAATTGCAGGTGACGTTGTAGGTACAGCAAGTTTTGATGGTACAGGTGATATTAGTATCACAGCAACTATCCAAGCTGACAGTGTTGCTCTAGGCACAGATACAACTGGTAACTATGTTGCTACTATTGCTGATGCAGGCTCAGGTCGTATCACAGTAACAAACAGTGGCAGTGAAACTGCAGCAGTTACTCTTGATATTGCTAACAATGCTGTAACAATGGGCACACACACTGCAGGTGATTATGTTGCAACAATTACTGGCGGTGCTGGTATTGCTAGTACTGGTGCTACATCAGGTGAAACTATTGCACACAGTCTAAGCGTTGATCTAACAGATACTAATGTGTTTAATAGCGATGGTACAGTAAGTACAGCGGTTGTACTAGATGGCAGTGGTGACTTCTCTGCTAACATGATTACTTCAGATCTAACTGGTGATGTAACGGGTAATGCTGATACAGCAACAGCACTTGCAACAGCAAGAGCAATTGAAGTTAGTGGTGCTGTAACTGGTACTGCAAACTTTGATGGAAGTGCAGCGATTAACATTGTTACAACTGCAACAGCAGATCCAACAATCACACTTGCTGGTGATCTAACAGGTAGTGTTACACTAACTAACCTAGGTAACGGCACACTAACAGCAACTATTGCTGCTAACAGTGTTGCACTTGGTACAGACACAACTGGTAACTATATGTCAGATACAAGTGGTGGTGATGGTATTACTGTTACACATACACCAGCAGAAGGTTCAACAGCAACAATTGCAGTTGATCTAACTGACACTAACATTTTTGCAAGTGACGGTACCGTAAGTCGTGCAGTTGTACTAGATGGCAGTGGTGATTTTACTGCTAATGCTATTACAACTACAAACATTGATGGTATCCTAGGTGCTAACACAGCGGCAGCGGCAAGTGTAACAACACTTTCTGCAAGCGGTCTAGCTC